TTGTAGAACTTTTCTAGATCTTCTTTGCTACCATCAATGTTTAGTGAGCAATATGTAAAATTAGGCATTTATTTATCCTTTTACTTCCTCAAGATCGTACTTTACACTATCAAGCGCCATCTGTCTAGCCTCTTCTATTGAGGAGGCAAAGCCTTTTTCTTCTACTTTGATTGTCCACCAATATTCGCCATTCTCTAGTGGACCACCAATAATAATTTTGATAGGGCCATTGTCGCCAATAATTTTAACTTTCTCTGCGTGTTTAAGATCTAGCGTAGTCCATTCAAGTTTAGACATAAAAAAACCCTCTGGCATAGAGGATGCCAGAGGGATTGATACTTGTAAAGTTTTCTTTATGGATTTCCGCGATCTGGTGTCGAGAAGCCTGTTTTAACGACAATTAATTTGCCGTCTTTATGTTCAACTTCGCCTTCGTCAATCAAGCTTGAAACTGCGTATTTTAATTTGTTTCTATAAACAGCCCCAGATTCGCCAGCAACACCACCAAATCTTTGGCCTGTTGCATTTTCATAAATATCTTCAAGAAATCTAGTTGGTACTGGTTTTAATTCTTCAAGATGTTCCATACCGGCGGCACCAGTTTCTTTTCTATACCAATCCTTAGCACCCTTTAAGCCAGCTTTTACTTTATCTAACAAGCCTTCTTCTTCTAAAATAGCTTGAATTTCTTCACTAACAATCTTTCTTAATTGCGATTCTGTGATTTTCATTTCTTTTTTCCTTTTGTTTTCAACTGTTTTTCAAGTTTTTCTATACGCTCTTCTAAATCTTCTAATGGATTTGAGTCTGCATTAAATAGTTTTGATTGCTCAGAAGTTCTACTTTCAAGAGCTGATATTCTTGCTGATATCTTAGCTAATTTAGCGTTTGATTTAATTTGATGTGTTTTACAATCAGTAGGTTCTTCTGTTTCTTCTTTTTGCTCACCGCCTTTTTTACCCTTTAGTTTATTTCTAATAAGATTCTTAACTAAATTTGTAACAGCTGGCATACCAGCAGAGGACGCTGCTCCCGCTAATGCACCAATAGTAATAGTTATAGTTGTTGCCCCATCACCAACTGGTTGTGGTTTTGGTACTACTGGATCTGCTTTTGGTTGCTCGACCGTTGCTACTGTTTCAGTCTTTGGATTTGTATCAATAGAAAGGGTAGCGTTGATTAATGCAGCTGGAACTGGTGCTGGAGCTGCCGATTCCATAGGTGGTGCGTCATTATCGCCAAAGAAAGAAATAGAATCTAGATCTTGACGATCAGAATATTTTGATAATTCTGCAAGATCTGTTACTTCTATCTTTGTACCATCTTTTAGGGTTACTAATGCTTTTTGTTCTGCCATGTTATCTTATCTCTATAATGAATTGATCTCGCTTGACGCCTTTGTCTAATATATATTGTTCAGCTTCTTTTGCGAAATCTTTGCTTAACTTTCCTGTCTTGTTATAAAATATGATCTTTATATTTTTAAGACTGCTGTTTTTTAACAATGCGATAGCGGAATTATCAAGTATTGGAATTATTTTCTTTTTTTCTTCTGCATCTTCTTTAGTAAAGAATTCTTTTTTCTTTGGTTTTTCTTTAGATATTTCTTCGTATTGCAGTTTAAAACATTTTGGCATATTTGTGCATTTCATAATATCTGCTTTTTTATACCAAGAGAAATCTACGCAATCTTCACTATCTATAGGAACTCCTGTCCAATCACAATTTCCATTCTCTATTGCATGGCCTTTTAAACCAAATAATAAAAATAATATAAATAATAGGCGGTACATTTTATATACCTCCAATTATTTCTTGCCCTTGACTTCCTTTGCCTTCTTTTTTAGTTTGTCAGCCTTGGACTTGCTTTCTGCTACTTTAGCTTCAAGTTCAAGTTTTTTCATTTCAAGTTCATGCTTTTGTTCTGATTTCTTTTGCCAGAACTTCCAGCCAGCACCTGAACCTAGTATAACTACTGCAACTAAAATAACGGTTACTACTGGATTGCCGCCAGTTAATTCTTTTAATTGTGCTAATTCGCCAGCCATGCTTTGTGGTTGTGCCACACTTGCTACTGTTTCTTGGTTTTCCATCTCCTTTCTCCTAAAATAAAATAGACAGAGCTTTTTTACGGCTCTGTCTATTAATTAGTTTTAATATTTTAATTAAGCTTGTTCTTGATAAGTTTCCTCTTCTTGTTCGCCGTCAATATTATAGTAGTTTTTAGCTTCTCCTTGACGATTTTCAAACTTAACAATTACTTCTTCTTCCATGATCTTGTAGACAGCTTCGCGGAAATCCTGATCTGCCATTAATTCTTCCCATTGAGCAAATTGGAATTTTTTTGATTGACCACTAACTTCAATTTCATACCAAGCACCCATCTGTTTGATAAAAGGTTTAATAGCTTCAAAGATGCTCTCGTTATCTAGAACACCAATTTGTTCACCTGCCCATAAAATACGGAAAGTACACTCACGGCCAACCGTTCCAAACCGTGATTTTTCTAAACGTACCTTTACTTGATTACCAATACGATAACCATTTTGATCATGTACGTATGAATCCTTGCCTTTTCTACCAGTTAGCCACAATCTTAGACTATATGCAAATGCCAACCCCTTACCACCGGGGGTGGAGTACCTCTCTGAATCTGTTAGATACTTAATATTGCCTGTTACGCTCAAATTGTGTTTAAGCTGGTTAAGGACAACCAATGTTGACTGTGAGTTAGCTATTGGCATGATGATCTTTGATAAACCTTTAGCCATAATACGAGGTTTAACTGCCATGCTTTCATTTGGATTGAATGTTCCTTCGATATCTGTCTTTGATGGAGTCAAAGCAAACGAATCCCAGATAAATAACATTCTATTTTGGTTAGTCTTTAGTAGCTCTTCAATAGTTTCTAGAACGAACTCAACACTTGTGGCTTGAACATAAAGCATTCTTGACACATCAAGACCAATTTTTTCCCAAAATTCAGGATCGATAGCACTTTCTGAGTCAAAATACACTACGTCAATGCCTTTCTTTTGAGCATTAGCCGCAATTTGTCCTGCCATATAACTCTTGCCAGATCCTTCCATACCGGCAATTTCAGAAATTTTTCCTACTGGAATACCAGCAAGCTTACCTCGACAAACAATTGAATCTAACCAGCGTGAACCAGTTGGAATCCAATCTGTAACTTCAGTTGGACTTTCTTGCAAAAGGTCAAAAGTAACTTCTTGACCAGCTTTTTTATTAATCATCTTACGCATTTCATCAATTGATATACGTCCTGCCGCAGTTTCTTCTTTCTTTTTAGCCATATTATTCTCCTAAGTAAAAGAGCCACAGAGTTTTAGTCTGTGGCTCAGTCTACTACATCAATCTTTTACTGTTAAGCATTTAGAATATCATCAAAAGCAGAGTCAATATCGCTCTTTGGTTTAACTTTTGATGGACCACCAAACTTCTTTACTTCTCTTGAAGAAGTTTCAGCATCGGCATCGGTTGTGCTATCAGCTGAATTTAGATACTCTTCAAGAATTACAGCAACTTCCTCAGTTGTTTTACGAGTATGTAGCTTCTCAAAATCTGGAATAGTCTCTAGCAATTCCTTACACTCTGCTGAGTTTCCTTGACAAAGCTTGCTTGTCTTGCGAGCAGGAGTAATCTTTGTCATTGGGAAGCTTTGACCGGGAGCCTTGCTTGTCATCAAACCTAAATCAGTACCTTGTTCTGGATCAGTAATATCGCCATAGTCTGGATTTAGGACTAGGTTGATTAGATCTTGATAAGCGTTCTTACCATAACCCCAAACCTTGATACCGTCCTTCTCTTCACCGCGAACAACGATTGGTGAGAAGAAGCGTTGACGAGGTAGAAACTTCTTACCCATCTTGGCTGATTCTTCGGTCTTTTCGCGGTATAGCTTGTTAGCGAATTCACAAGCTGGGCATGAGTCGCCAAAGTTCTTCTTTGGGCATAGGAAGCCACCTTGTGTGCCTAGTTCATAGTGAAACCAGTATTCCTTGAATGGATCACCGTCTGGTGTTGGAACAACACGAATTGAATAGTTGTTTCCTTCTTTTGGACTCCAAAAAGCAGTCTTGCTTGTGGAACCACCCTTGTTTTGTAGTGCGTCTAGCTTGGCCTTCATTTTCTTTACGTCGATACCCATTTTATTACTCCTTTGTCGGTCGGTAAATCTCCCGCCGAACTGTTAAGACTCTAACACGGTCTGCGCTAGAGTTAAAGCACAATCTTTTTAGTTTCTTTTTCGACTGCGCCTATAACTGTTTTCCAATTAAACGTGCGAAACTCTTTTGAGTCTAAATCCCAAACTAATTCTAGCCCTTCTTGCAGATTATGTGAACGCTTTCCCAGTAGCTTACTTTCAATGAATTCTTTTGGCAAGTCACTTAATTTTACAAAAGACATTTTTCTAAATGTTTCATCTTTTTTTCTAAAGATGCCTGTATGAACTTCAACTATTATATCACTCATTTTTGAACTCGTTTAGTATAAGCTGCGATAAAACAATAATCTTGTTCGTGCTTTGTTGAATGTATTGTATAAGAACATTTTATGTTGTCAACTGACTTTTCTAACATTATTTGTTTTATTTTTTTCAACAAAGAACCATCTGTTTTTAATTTTTCTTCATTTATAACAAAATAAAAATGTTTATCATCAATATTTTCTAGTTCATAAAATAATTCTTCATTTCGTGATTCCATGTCAAAGAATCCAACTGTGCAGATTCTTTCTGTTTCTTTCAAGATAGATAAATTATTTACTAAACCGTTTTTAGTTTCATGCGTTAAGACAAAGCCAAGAGCATTAAATATTAAATCATTTAACTTTTCATAATAACCTATTACTGGTACATCACCAAGTATTTTTTCTACAAGATTATTACTAATTAGGTAACATTTTTTAAAAATACCAGATCTTGCATACTCCTGAAAAACATTAAAAACAAGATTATCTTGTAATTTAGAATTACTTTGCAATAGAGTAACATCGGGTCTTACATAAATAACATTTAACTCTTTGCCTCTTAATTGTTTTAAGATTTTCAAAGAAGCGCCTGATATTTTACCAGATCCACCAACAATTAAAAAAACTCTTTCATCTACTGTTTCTAAATAACTAGAAATATCTGGGGCTGTTTGTTCATATGCCTCTGGCGAGTCAGATCTTTTTAAAGATATGCAATTCTCGCCTTCTATGTCTGCGTCTATAAGAATAACTTTTGTATCATCGCCTACGTTTTCAAATTTTTCAGCGATATTACAACCAGCATTTCCAAGTCCTATAATAGTCATTTTATGCCTTAATATTTAATTTCTTCATATTACCGTAATCTTTACCAACCTTGACACTTGCTAGAAATTTTCCAAATTGTGTATCTTGTACTATTTTTAGAATTTCTAATAATTCATTTTTTTCGTCTTCGGCCAAGTCTATAACAAATTCATCGTGAAGTAAAAAAGCAATAAAGCTTTTTTTGTTTTTTAGATGATCATCAACCTTAATCACTTGTCTGTGAAATAAATCAATGAAAGTGCTTTGATTCAAGTATGGGATTGCGTGATGTTCATCTGCCTCAATCTTACGCCCGAAAGGAGTATGAACATACCCGTTTACCCAATACATAGACTTTAAAATTTCTTTTTTAAAGACATTATCAAGATTTTTTGAATATTTTTGATAGGTTTGGTTACTTGAATTATATAGCCACTCAATAACAATTTGTTTTGCATTAGCCCTTGGAAGACCATCAAGAAGTTCTTTTGCGATCCACTCATATAGATCTTCTTGGGGTTGAACGCAGTTCAACAAAGATAACGAGGTTCTTAATTCAGCTGCATTTATATCAATAGCAACAAACCAATCGTTTTGAGGCTTTAGAGCGTGTCTATAGGCTTTCTGGAAACTTTGTATTGGAAAGCTATTTCTCTTAGTGGAGAGTCTTCCTGTGACTGCTCCAAACAAATCATAATCTATATGCTTCTGTACATCACGCATTTTGTGATAATAAGATAAATCACGTTCTGTAAGAACATTTTTGTGTAATCCTTCAATGTCAATGTTTAATTCACGATATTTAATGTCAATTAATAATTCATTAAATCTTCTCAAAAAATCATATTGCTCTGGCTTTTCATAAGTTGTCAGAACATGATTTGTGATTTCATTCTTCATAAAGCAATACTCTAGCAAGAATTTTTCTGGAACAAGATCAAAAAAACAGTTTTGTCGTAAATCAACTTTTGCTTCTTTAAAAGAGTTTCTAAAAGCCACTAATCTTTGTTTGATGTGTTCCCAGTTTTCTTTTAAGTTTTCTGGACAAACTTCAGATAGTTTTTTACCACCACAATATAGCTCTGCGTAATCAACATCTCTGCCTTTTAAAAAAGCTGAATAACCCCAAGTTTTACTTAAATTTTCTGGCAGTTCTTTAAAGAGTTTTCCATCTACATAAACAGCAATACAATTTTCTTTATCATCAAGAGTTTGAAAAAGCATTATCCACCTAAAATTTAAATTGTTCTGGTTGTGTAAAGACTTTGTTGACCAGACGTTCTCTATCTATAGCACGAAGATTTGTCTTGTCAACATCAAATAAATTAGACGTTTTGCTATTTATGAAATCAATCGCAGATCTAATATTATAAGTTTTATAATATGCAATAGAAGCATTGTAATATTTTTCAAATTCTAGTTGATTCCATCTTTGTTTTGTTTCTAAAGCTCTAAAATAAAGCAATAATCTTAACCAGACTTCATTACCAAATGTTTCATTTACTTGATCTATAGAAATTACATTTCTAACTGTTTTTTCTATAAATATATCTTTATTTTTTATAGACTCTTTACCTTGAACAACTTCTCTGTTTGGGAATATATAACCATTGTAAAATTGTGTAAACATGAATTTTAAAAGTTCTAATTCTGATGTTTCATCATAGCGTCTTCCAATCATAGATTTTATATATCTTTTATCATAAAAAGATTCTTCATCTGTTATACCATTTCTAGCGAAGTAACCATCTTGTATTGTATAACCACATAAATCTATCAAGCCAGTTTTTGTTTGGTCAAGTAAATTTAAATCTGGGTCTTGAGCGCTCATTAATGATTGTTTTGTATTAAATATAAGACGCCAAGGAGCATTTTTATCCACTAGAAAACCAAATCTGTTTGCGGATTCTAAAAAGAATTCAAAGTTTATGTCTTTAATATAATCATCATATTTAACTTGATCATTGTTAAATTCTGCTGTTTTAACATCTACAACAAGACCTGAAACATATGGGCTACAATAAATACTTTGTAAAAACCCTGTTCTTGTAAAAGGTATTTCTTGAATAGATATGAATTTAGAATTCAAATCAATAAACAAATCGAAAAATTTTTTGATATCAGTTATTTTTCTGTCTTGTTCCTTGCTGATATAAGATACGAAATCTGTAAAATATTCTTGCATATATACTTGATATTCTTCGTGAACAGAAATATATCCCCTATCTGGATATAAATCTGTAAAATAACTATCCCTAGAAATTCTTCCAAAAGCAGTTCTAAAATATGTTTGTAGATCAACGTATGCTTGTGCTGGAATGTCTAATAAACGAATATCTTTATTACTATAAACAGCACTTAAAAAAGAAGTGTCCACAAATACAGAATTATTTTTCGTGTCTATCCTACCATAAAAACGATTATCAAATTCTAAATGTGTAATTTTCTTTTTTTCTTTTTTTGTAAAGATAGTTTCAAATTCATCTTTTTTTCTAAAAAAATCAGCAAGTGATTCTTTATCTTCAACGTTTAAAGTGATGTCTCTCTCAATTGGCATTAAGCTTTGCTCCCATCAATTTTGGGTGGTTTTTCTGGATTTGCTTGTTCGCCTTCTTTAAGTATTTTATTAATTTGCTGTTCTCTTTCTTTAACAGAAGAATTAATAGTTTTTGGAGTTTCTGCTGCACCACCAGCACTAGTTTTCTTACCGTTATTAGTGTGGTTTAATACTATATTCATTTTTGTAGAAAACTTACCAGCCTCTATATCATGAGAAACTTTTTTAACTTCATAAAAACCACCAAGACCAAATTCTATAACTTCATCTGCTCTTGCATTTGGAGAACTTAAAAGAAATGATTGATCAACGTGAACTTTTGTACCAACAGAAAAGAAAGTATTACCATACATTTCTACGTCTGCATTCATTATACCGGCTAATGCAATTGGATTATTTCTTGATAAATCTCTATTATTACTAACTGCCGCTGGAGCTAATGCGCTACCAAGTTGTGATTTTGCAAATGAAACTTTTTTGAAAATACCTTTTTCAGCACCAACCTGTATATCAACTATGCCGCTTTGCTGTCTTTCGTTCTCTTTTAAGACTTTGCCCACTAAATTATCAACTTGATTAGCAAACATATAATAATAGTTTATTAAATGACTTTTGTTTGCTATTTCTTGTTTAAACAATATATCTGTATCTACACTTCTTAGGACAAATGTAGGAAGCGGATTTTTTCTTTTATAAATATCTTCGTAAAGTTCAAATGTAAAAAATTCTCTTTGTTGATCTGGGTTTGATTTATCCTGTGCTGGTATCGTTCTTGCAGTGCAATTTCCAAAGGTAATATTTCCAAAATGTTTTTTCATATGTGCGCCGAAAACGTTACCAGACATACCATCAAAAACTAAATTATAAAAAATTTCTTGTATGAAGAAATCTAACTCTATCACTTTTACTCTAGGATTTATGAATTTTTCAAATAAAAACTTTTTAAATCTTTCTAAAGAGATTGGAATATCTGCTATATTTGCAACACTTGGTGGATCATAAAAATGATCTATAAAATCTTTTTCTTCTACTTTATCTTTTAAATTAATATTTTTCTTTGCATTTGAATAAGTAAAAGGACCAACCATTGGAATTGTATTTCCAAACTCTTCAATATTTTTTGACTTTAAAGCTCCAAAAGCATATTCTAAAATATCACCTAAATAAACATAATATATAGTTTTATCAGATTTTGAATCAAGTAAAGAACCAGTTTTCTTTATTTTTTCTTTAGATTTATTGTTATCTTTTGTTTTTTTTGAACCTAAATCCTCTTTAACCAAATCAGATGCATTTTTTTGTTTTTTATCTTCTGGTGAGTCTGACGTAACAATTGAAATTGTTGGTGCATCTAATGCTACTCTAGATTCCAAGGATAAAACTTTAACGTCAGATTTAACGTCAGACTCAAAATGTTTTTTTAGATCATCAAGAGTTTTTTTCTTAATTATTAATTTATGAATTGCAGATTTTTCAAATAAAGATCTTAAAAACTCTTTATAAATTTTATTCTGATCTTTTGATATTTCTTTTTTTAAACTTTCTATTGTATCTTTTTTTATTTTTTCTAATCTTTTTTCTTCTTCAAAAGCTTTTCTTTCAAGACGGTTTGCTTTTTTATTTGTATCTGGTTTTGTTGGACCGACTTGGATACCTTCTATTTTTGATATCTTATCTTGTACAGCAGATATTCTTCTTTCAATATCATAATAATTTATAGTTGTGCCATCTTTTGGATCTGTAAAATATAATACGCTTGCCTCATTAGATCTAAAATCCATCATAACAGCACCACCACAAGTAATAGTGGCACCTATTTTACCTTCTGTATTTATATCCAATTCAAAATTTCTATAACCAAGATAATACGTATAGGATGATTTTTGTAATGCAAATTTTATTTCTTGTATATCCGATTCTTTTAATTCAGTTGATCCATAATTAATTCTTCTTAATAACTTTTCATCATAAGACCATCCTACTTCTAATTTAAGCCTAAATGCACTTGTATTAGCGAGTTCTGCATTTGTACCATCTGTTTCTCTTGGAGCGCCAGCAGAACCCTTATTAAAAAGATCTCTAAATGAAATTTCAGTAGTGACATCTGGATCTTCTTCGGACTGAACTACAAATTTTTTAAAAAGAATATTAAAATCAGTATAAATAGTTCTAATTGTTACAATCAGGTTACTAGGAGTACTTGGATGAGAAGAATCATCAATAGTAACATTTTGTAAACCAGCACCATAAGCCTTGCCATAATTTTCTAATGATATTTCTCCATTTTTATTTGGTAAACTTAAATAATCTTCAAAAGGAAATAAAAAACTATAAGAGTTTCTTGTTTTCTTACTATTAGCTCCAAATATCAAATTTGGATTAAGTATTCTTTTTGTTCTATCGCTTGGATCAAAAGTGTCTCTTTGAATGACTTTGTAAATTCTTACTTTTGGTAAAATGCTGCTAAAAAACAACGGAGATGCATTTAAAAATTTATTTATTTTTTTAGGAGAAAATAGATAGTTAACAAAATATTTACTATCTTCTGAATCAACAGCATTTACCATTAAAAAATTTTTATATTGTTTAACAGGTATATTTTGTGAATTTGGAGTATTTCTATATTTTACAAGATGATCAACATAAAGAAGTAAAGCGCCCTGATCTTCAATTGTATAATCAGCAGCAGGAGCAGCTTTTTTTTGCTGCTTTACGTTACTTTTCTTTTGCGAAGTATTTTGAGAAGGTTGAGCCATTTTTAACCACCGTAATAATAACTTAAAGCTTTATTTAAAGGTAATGGAATATAAATTAAATCACCAATATCATTATGTTGTTCTGTGGGTTTATTATTAAACCACGCAATTAGCCACCAATATCTAAAATCATCATAATATTTTTGTGATAAAACAAAATATTTATCTCCAGAAGACCATATATGAGGAACTTTATTTAAAGCTAATTTTATATCGTCAGTAACCTCAGAAAAAACCTGTGTACCATATTGGTTTATAAAAAGTCTTCCTCTGTTGTCAAGAATATTTTTATATTCTTCAGTAGAATTTTCAAATACTCTGCTATAATCGTATCTTTTAGCCATTTAGTTAAACTCCATATGGGAAGTTTTTTGTTCTTGTAGTAATTCTTCCGTCGTCGCCCTTTTCCCAGCCAAGTGGCTCTGTGTGGATAACATCTAAATTTAAATCTACTTTATAAAACATTGTATATAGATTACCATTGCTAGAAAAATAACCAGATTCTGTATCTGTGTCATATGTTACACCATCCAGCTTACAAACTAATTTTCCAGTTCCACTTGATCTTATAAAATTAGCAAATCTAACACCGACTAATGGTGGAGTAGATAATAATAATGCATTTCCTGTAAAAGAAGGTGGAGATGTTTTAGCAACAGAAGTTGCTATATCAGTTGATGTATTAGCATATTGAGCTTCTGTTTGTTTTGCTTTTTCATAAACTGGATAACAAAATCTTATTAGCTTTGAAATTTTTCTAAAATTTAATTTTGCGTCTTCTTCGCTTTCGGATGGAACATCCATAGAAATAGATATTTTTCTTCTAGTGTTTTTATAAAGATAAATTGGGTCCATTCTACCATAGACCTGTTCATCAGACCAAGACTGTTGGAAACTATCGTTAAATTTAGTTAAATATGCAGAAAAACTAACTATATCATTAGTTGGTAAATAGGTGATAGATAAAGAAAAATTTTTATCTAATGCGTCTTGAACTGACCTTGTACTCATTTATATCTCCTTATTTTGTTCTCGTAGCTCCACCTCTGACTCCTCTTGCTATCGCATCACCTAATTTACCTTCGTCTAGTTTAATTTCAAATGTTTTACCTGCCATAGCTCCAGTTAAGGCTTCCATTGCTTTAATAAACTTATCTTGTTCATCGCTCAATGTTGACATTGCTTTAAGAGCATCTACATATTGGTCCATAGCATCACCCAAAGCTTTTATATTTGCAGCTTGTGTTGCATCAAACTTTAATTTGTCTAACACAGATATTTTACTTTCTACTGCGGCTAAATTAGCTGCTAAAGTTCCTGCCGATGCAGCAACACTATCCATATATTGTGGCACATTACCAGCACTAGTAGGATAGGAATTAACAGTATTTAAAGTACTTCCAATTGTTGTTGCATTTGTGCTGGCTGCGCTTGCTTGTTGTGCTAACGCTGGGCTTCCCAATGCAGCGATATTTGACATTGAAGAATTTAAACCGCTCAGACCAGTATTTAATCCAGAAACATTATTTGTAAAAGCTGGGATGTTTGACCCAAGATTAGAATTTGCATTTGTTACAACACCAACCAAACTAGCTAGTATTCCCTCCAAAGCTTGAATTGATTGTTGTGAGGTTAAATTTAAAGCTTGTGCTGTTGGACTCGCTGGATTAAAAACGTCTAATATGGTGTTAAAAACACCATTAATCTCAGCGCTAACAAATACACCTAATTCGCCTGTTAATTTTCTTAATTCTTCACCTTTTGGTCCAGTTCTTAATTCTTCTAATTGAGTGCCTATCGAAGTTAAGACATCGCTAGTGGATAAAGCAACAGACTTAGCAAAAGTAGAAGCTATAGGAACAGGTACACCTGTTAAAGCTGCCTGATCCTGTGCGTCTTTCATTTCTTGTTTTACTCTTTCTTTTCCTTTGATAATAGCATTAGAAACAACTTCCGCGCCTTGAAATGTTACTTCTGCGCTAAGTAAATCTTTATTTTTTATCGCGTCTGCAACAGTTTTTGCTTCTTCTGGTGTGGCACCGAAGGCTGTGGCAACACCTTCTCTACTTTTTTGTATCATATTACGCTTTGCATCCATCTGTTTTTGGAACAAAGCAATCTGTTCATCAGAAAAACCTGTTGCATCTGCTAAATTAACGCCACCTATAGTTTTTCCTAATATTTCTTTAACACCACCTTCTTTAAATAATAAAGTATTTTTTGCAGCATCGTCTAATAGTGGTAGAATTTTTTGAAAAGCTGTTCCTAATCCAGCTGGTAGGTCTTTTAATATATTTTCAAAACCAACTTTTATATTATTTATGCCAGAGTCACTAATCATTTTATCTGTAGTAGCTTGTGATAATTGTGATTCAAAGGCAGCACGAATACCGGGATCAGTTTTTGCTAAACCGACAAAAGCTTTAGTTAATAATTCAGTTTGAGCTACGCTGGCTTCAAGGCTTGTTTTAATATCAGCAAAAGGTAGAGCTAGACCAGCTAGTTGATCCTTCTTAGAGGCTAATCTATCCATAGTAGTTGTTGCAGCTGCTGCCGCTTTCTGTAATTCAGCACTACCATCTGCATTCATTTGAACGCTATCTTTTCGGGCTGCTAATTCTTTTGCTTCTTCTGCACTTAATCCAGATAATTTTTTAAGAGTATCCAAATCCATACCAGCAGATTTAGCAAATTGTTTTTGTGTAAAACGATCTAAATCATTAAAGGACTGGCCTGTTCTTTCTTTAAATTCTTGCATCTTATCAACGAACATTTGAACTTTTTCACCGGGTTCTGCAAACAACATTGCTTGAGTATCAAATAAATTTTCACCCAAGATAACGTTTAATTGTCCAGCAGACTCAGCAGCATCTTCAAATGTATCAAATTGACCCATTTGATCAATAAGTGATTCAACACTTATACCTAATTTTTTAGCATAAACTTCCGTTTCCATAAATACCTTTGGAGCGGCTTTACCAAATTGTATTAGTTTTGGTAGAGCGGCACCAAATTCTTTAAAAATTATAGAAGGAGGTTGTTTTAACGAATTCGCAAACTTAAAAAGAGTACCATTAAATTTCATTGTCTCTTGGTCTGTTAAACCAAGAGTTTTAGTCATGGTAGTCATATTTTTTGCATTTGTTGCAAAATCAACACCAAGCTTACTTAATCTTGCAGACTGTATTGCCATACTAGTCTGCATTTCTTGAGATTTATTTAAGAAATCTGGAACACCTTCAACTAACTGTTTTAAATTTTGTGCTGACGTTTCATAGTCTAAACCAAGACCTCTAACAGAAGAAGAATATTTTCTTAAAACAGGCACTCCTTCGTTTGCCAAACCAGTAAACGAAGAAAATCCTGCCCTAGCTGAATCTAATTTATTATATAAACTTTCAACCTCACCAGCCAATGAAGACATACCATTCATTGTTTTTTCTAAATCGCCAGCTCCTCCAACTGAACCAGCACTGGTAGCAGCTTTACCTGAAAGCGTTTTAATTTTACTTTCAAGTTCGTCTATTTTTTTTTCCATCTGCTCTGGTGTTAATTTAGGGGCCATATTTATTTTCCTGAAATATTATATAAAATAAATAGTGAACAAATAAAAAACGAAGCCTAATACTAAGCTTCGTTTTTTATTATTTAGATGATTTTTTTAATTGTTCTGCTTCGTCTTTAAATTGTTGCGCTAATCTTCTAAAAAACCAACCTCTTAAGCCAACTGGAAGGTTGTATAATTCTATTAAGCTCCAACCACCTTTATGTTTCATCAAGAAAAACTGTTCATAAACAGTTTCCATGTATTTACTGCTTAGGCCAAAAAAACTCCAATGTAATTGGAGCCTCCAATTCTTCAGAGTGATTACATTTCTTGCACTCTATCGCATAAGGAAATGTTACACTTGGCATATTTTCCTTATATTTTGTTCTTAAGAATTTTGTGTCTTTTACAGGCATAACTTCTACTGCTTTTTTAAGTAATTCTTTGTCTGTAACATCGTTAATAGATACAACCATAGATAGTATTTGGCTAGTTATAAGCGAGTCTGCTGAATTTTTTCTATCAAATAATGTATTTTCATCTTTACCAAACACAGATCTTAATTCAACTTTCCAATTTGTTACTGGTAGAGATAAACTAATAGTTCCTTGATCTGAAACTGCTGCTTCTTCTTGAAGTTTTTTAATTTTTGGAAACTTCATTAAATCGTATGTATGACTCTTTTGTTCTCTACATTTTGGACAGATTAAATCTATTACATATTCTGGACCGTATGCAAGAATTCTTGCAGCTAGGTAAATAGCTGATCTATCAGCTACAACTAGATCTTCGCCTTTTATGGATTTGTCAACAATAATAGAATTTAAAAACTTTTCTAAAACAACACCGTTTTTAATGAAGCTTTCAGAAGTAAGAATATCTTCTTCTTTAGCAGTCATCTGTTTAATTTCTATTGTTGTTTTATCTCTTAAAGGATGACCAACGGGGTAGAGTTTACCTTTTGATGGTAACTCTACCAATTCCGTTGGCATCACATAATCTAAAGAGCTTTTTACTGAGGCGGGACTATCTGTATTTTCTGTCTGATTGTTAAATAAACTAGTTAGATCATTATTACGCAAGCATTACCTCTTTTCTTATCTCACTGGATTAGCTGGTAGTTGTGTTGGTGCATTTTGACCATTAAATACAGTCAATTTAGCATAATCATATTTAACAGTTAAATCGATTGTGCTGAATTCTTCGTTATCATAACTTAAACCTGAGAAAGTAGCATTTCCAAACATGCTGTTGTATAATGTCCATTCTTCAACAATCATGTCATTTGTTAATGCTTGAGCGTTATCTGCATCTGCTGTTAAAATTTTAATTGAAATATCTCCAATTTGTTTATTAAAAGCAGCTTTTGATAAAGTTCTAAGTTCTTTTGAAGAATCTTCTGGAATAACATACCCTGAGTTGTTGATTACTTGCATCATTAGCTTTGCCATATCCAAGATTGGGTTGGTTGCATCGCCAGATCTACCAGCATCTACGAACTTCATTGTAATATCTGACCATTTAACTCTACCGGGAAAGTTAAATTGATGATTCAAATATTGAAATTCTTTGAAGCTAACTTCATATTTTGGTCTATCAACTGATGTTGCAAACATAGATATTTGGCTAGATAGCTTATCTCCACCAACACCGTTAGCAGCACCAAATGTTACCAAGTATCTGAATGTTCTTTTTGGTTCTATTGAAACTAAATTCCAAAATGCCATTTTATTGTTCTCCTAAATTAGTCGTTAAATGAAGCGCCGCTTCTTGTAATTATGAAGTCAACAGCGATAAATTCTATAGCTCTTGCTGGTTTTAAGAAGATCTTAGCGTATAGAATATTTCTATCGATCAAGTCATCAGTTGTTGTTGTGCTATCTAAAACAACCTTAAAGTCTGTTAAACCTAGACCTGATTTAACTTCAGTTAAGAACCCTTCAGCTTCACTCTTAAATCTTGACCAAGTAACTTGAACGTTTTGATCAAAAAGGATACCAGAGGCAATTAAAGAAATTCTCTTCTTTACGTAAATTAGTAATCTACGGACATTGATTCTATCAAGGGCAGATGGTACTAATTGCAGTGTCTTTTGACCGAAAACAACTATACCTTCATTTACAAAGTTAGCAATTGGGTTAATGTTAGCTTCATATAGATCATCACGGTGCTTAACAGTCAATTGTAGCGCTGTATCAATAACTTTGAAACCAGCTGCGTATTTACCAATTCTTCTTGAGTCAGTATCTGGTTCCTTCAAGCCGCCACGATTAAAGCCAGCTGGTGCAAACCAAATTTGGCTCTTAGCTTCTGAGCTAGCTAAAGTACCGACTGCAACAACAGATGGTGGAACCCAAACATCTTTTGTGGCTGCTGCTGGTTGTGTAACTGAAACTTTAACCCAAGGGAAGTATGTAGCACCATAGCTTGAATTTAATACTCTAGCTCTTAAGTCTGAAATCACGGTTCTAACGTTTGTTGGCTTAACTGTTGTATGACCAGTAATATTTTCATGTGCTGGTCTATAATCGCCAGTTAAATCAATGATCGCTAGGGCATCGCCTCTTGCTTGGCAATTATCAACTGCTAGTTTAGTTAACGCTTTGTTTGTTAAACCGGGAACAGTTAGTAAGTTCATATTAACTCTTTCTGCGTCTTTAACTGAATTGATGGCAACTTTATAGCTATTAAACACATAAGAAGTTTTATCTGTTGAATTATCTGACATAGAAGCATTTTTGAAAGGTTCAGCTTCAGTTATATCTAAACCATCAAAACCACCATATAAGCTAAGAGCAAATTGATTAATTTTGATTGGTGTATCACCAGTAAATTCAAGAGAACCAGTGGCTAATGCACCATTACCGTTTATAGCTGTAAATGAAGTACCAGCGTATCTTGAACCAGTAACCCAAGTAGCAGCTGATGGTGCTGAATTTGGTGTATTGATGCTCGCTGAAACGTCGTCAAGTGTAAAGACGAATGAATATTCAAATGAGCTGCCAGTTGGTACGTAGAAGCTAGATTTTCCAAGTGGTCTTAGAACATCTACATGGAACATATCGTTAGGTGAAACAACGTTTGACTTGACACCTTTTGCAATACCAAAATAATTTGCAGTTGAATCGTCTTTAGCACCACCAATTACACTTACTGTTTCCATTTTTGGGAATATTACTGATGATGTAAGATTTCCAGCGGCACCAGTGTAGTTATAGATAATTGCAGCATTGTCATTAGTTGTACCAGCGTATCTACCAAAGTAGCTTGAGCTTAATAGATATGAAGTTGAGCTAAATGTAGATGCTGGCTTAACTTCAATTTTTGCTGCTCTTGGAGGACCAAAGAAACCGAATGGTAATAGACCTTCGCCATAAACGCGGTTTGTAATACCTTCGGCCATTTCAACTCTTACAATACTTGATTGATTGTCAAATTCACCATACTCTAATAATCTTTCTTCTGTATAATTCCATTCAACATATTTATCACCAATTCTGCGAGCAATATAATTTTCTGAAGATACGTCTAGATTACAACCAGCGAATTCTTCGACAACTGCCAAGCTTGAATCAGTTGAATTAATTTTGCTAATTGTTACATCAAAGCTACCAAATTTTTGTAATTGTTTTGGACCTTGAATATTGCTAATCAAAATTTTATAATTTTCTTGTTCAAATTCGCCTTTGCTGATAGAAACAAATCTAAATAGATTTTTTGTTCCAGCATCAACTTTATTAGTCGATGAATCAGAGCTTAGATAGTCAGCTTCTGAAGAAGCAAATGAACCTGTAGAATCTAAATGTTGTGAGAATAACCAACCAGACTTAGCGTATTGAGCGCCAAATTCAAAACTCTTTGGATCAACAGAATCAACCGCTTTTAATGGCACTATAGCAGCTGCAATGTTATTTGTTGAACCGGCATTTGCTGTCAAGTTTTGAGTAACAAACTTTTCAAAAGTTTCACCCAACCAATAGTTTTCTGTGGTTGTTACACACTCTGAATTAGTTGTAACGGGGTTTGTGTTGAAAACTTTTCTAATAAATGTTGAGCTTTCTGGATTAAAATCAAACAATTTTCTTGCAGTTGCACCATTCTTATTATAAACTACTGCTTGAAATTGTTTTGCAGATGTGTTATATGCTTTTACCCAAACAGATGAACCAGAAATAACACTTGAACCTGTAATTGGAAGACCTTCTAACAAAACACCACCACCGTCAGCTACGTAGAAGACACCACCGACATATGAACTTGATAACATACCATTAAAGTCTGTACCAGTTGAACCATTCATTTCGCAAACGATTAGTGCAAAAGCACCAGCGTTAGAAGAAACTGAAGACGCTGGGGAGCCAACAGCCCAACCAGCTTTGCCAGTAGTTGCTTCTGAATGTTGTTCACCTAACATACGAACGATTGTTACTGGTGAAACGGCAGCATCTAAATGGGCTTCTGCTGCGATTGATGCATATGATGGAGTGAGTTTTGAATTTCCTTCTCTCCAAACATCATTAACTGTATCTTGACCCGTGATTGTGCCACCAAATACTTCTCTCAATTCATCTTTTGATTGAATGATTGTTGGTATAAAAGCTGGGCCTTTAGAAAATTTACCAACAACAACTGGACCAATTACAATTGGTGCTGGCTCTAAAACACTTTGATCAACTTCTTTTATTTGTACGCCGGGAGATACAAATTTATAATCTTTAATTGGCATATCTTTTAGTCTCCTTAAAACTTAGAAAGCAGTGAATTATAAATAATTAGTATTATTTCTTGCTAAAGTCAAATTAATGTTATGTTATCGAATAACTACTTGTATTTTCATTAATAGCCACCAATCTAAAACCTGTATTTGCTGCCGCTGCTGCGCTGATCGTTACCCATACAGCAGATGAACTTATTTCCAGATCTATAGCTATTAAATCGTTTACCCATCTACCACTTTCATTTACTACCACATCTGTTGTTATATAATTAAAATCTGTTGTTGGAAAAGCTGTTTTTCCGCTCTCTTGAGTTAAAGGTAAAGAACCAGACCATTCGCCATTTGAATCAAGAGTGCCGCTATATTGATATCTTAATGCTCTATATGCGCTTTGAGCAGAAGCTGCTGAAATACCTGCATTTGCAAGAGCAGCATCAATTGCGTGCAAAGCAGTATCTATATTAATTACATTATATGTTACGCCTTCTACAGTGACATTACTTGGGGTAAGAGAGATATTACTAAAACTTGCAGAAGTGTGTAAAGAAGCAGTGGCTGCGATAGTCAAACTAGAATTAACCGCAACTCCAGCTGAACCGCTAATTAATACTGGTTTTAATTTATTAACAACAAGATCCGCTGAAGATGGCGTGCCTCCTGTTGTTTTTTGAAATTGCCAATCATTGCTTGAACTTACCCATAACAAAGAAGCAGTTTCATAATTACCCCGGTTTACATAAAGACCACCAGTAGCAGAATCGTAAGCAGCTTCACTCCCGCTTACTTTATTCACAACGATAATATTATCTTTGACTTCTAATACTTCTGTGTTTATAATGGTTGGTGTTCCACGAACAGTCATATTACCCTGTACGTCTAGATCACCTCTAATCGTAGCATCACCACCTACAGTTAAATCACCGCCAGCTTGTAGTGCCGAAGAACCACTGATATTACCACCAGTTACAGTTAAAGAACCATTTCCACCAACAGTTATGGAGCCACTAGTTGTAGTAGAACCAGTAAGTTGGGTGCTGACTCTTGATCTAAGAGCGCCAACGTTATTTGCACCAGCAACTAGATCGCCAGTTATACTTGCACCACCACTATTAACAGTAATACCGTTTGAATTAACGATAAGACCGCTATTATTATTGATTGTTACGCCACCGTTATTAACTATTAGACCAGAAGCACCAGTAACCGCAATTGCAGATGCGCTTAATGGAACATTAATTGTTACTTTACCGCTAGCTAAAGAACCAGATGCTTCAAAAATTACATCGTTACCATCAACTTTTTGAAATGTTTGTTTTGCATTTAAATCAGTTAAAGATCTTACTTTTCTTCTAGTAGTAGACATAAATTATTCCTCTATTATTTTTATAAATAGTTTTAAGAAACATCATAAGCAGTTGGATTCTCGTTAATCGCTAATAATTTGTAAGAACCAGAAGTTGCTATATCTGGGGCGTACATTCCAACATATACCTGCGATGCACTTGTGAATAATTCATATGCAATTATATCGTTAGTCCAATTAGCGGAACTGCTTTCTTTTACCATTAAATTAATGACAAAATAATCTTGATCTGCGATAGGAAATGACGAACTACCGTACTGAGTTAAAGGTAAAGCTTCTTCAGCGTAACCTTCTACATTAAAATTTCCTGTAACTTTATATCTTAACTTTTTATAGTTTACATTGACGATAGTTGTGTCTGCGCCACCACCACCACCAGAAGCTGTGATATTTGTTAAATATCTGCCATCGCCAACAAAATATGAAGCTGTTATTGGAAGAGAAGAACTAACGTGACCATTTCCTAAAACGCCACTAACATTGAATAGTATATTTCCATCAATGTCTTGTTTTATAATTTGTTTTTTAGTTAATAAGTCAGTTAAAACTTTCACTGGCTTTGTTGCCATTAATTATTCCTCAATACCATGTTCTTTTTTAATTTCTTTTAAGTTTTTTAAAAAATCCGACTGGATTCCCATTAGACGAACATTTTTATTCAATACTTCTTTAATTAGTTCTAAATGACGCTTTTGTTCATTTAAAATTTTTAAAGCTTCCTGTTTAGTGATTTTTTCTTTATCTATTCTTAGTCTAAAGTTTTTTAATTTGATTTTTATTACATAAATCCAATTTGCGACTTGTATAAAATTAAAACTATTCTTCATATTGATCTTCGCTTTCTTCTTCAATTTCTTTTATAATTTTATCGTATTTTTTACACATTTTATCAATTTCATCAAAAATCTCTTGTTTATTTTTCATTAATTGAATTTGAGATTTTATATCTTTCGTATGTGATAAAATCACAGTCATCATTGAATCGTAATCTTTTAAAAGATATGTTATTTTTCTTTTCATAAGAACCTCAAAATATAAATAGTATAAAATAAAACAGGGTGGCTTTTTAGGGCCACCCTGCTAAATCATTTAGTGATTTTTTATATTATAACACCGCTATTTTCATTAACAACAATTAAACGAATTTCTGAATTATCTACTAGGCTTGGAGCATCGACAGTAATTTGAGGCCAATAAAAACCGTTTTGTAGAGCTGAAGCGCTTAATTGTACAGAAACTAAATCATTAGTCCACAAACCAGTATTTGGGGCTTTTGTAGCAATGTCAAATGACATACCCGCCATTAAACTTGACACTAGAGTGTCCGCATTGCTTGAAGACATTGAAATTAATCCTTTACCAGTTGGTGTTCTTCCGCTTTCATTGGAGTTTGCAGAACCTGATATCGTAAATACTACTGTATCGTTACCTGATTGCTTAACGCCTTTAACAACAGTTCTAACATTGTAATATTCTGTTGGAGTAACTGATTCGCCACTCATCCCAGCTATAGCAGTATCTAATTGCTTCAAAGCACCAGAAATATTAAGTGTATCAAATCCTAAATCTGTGCGTTTTGTAATATAGGTATATGATTCATCGCTCTTAATATTTACAGCACCATCTACTAAAGTACCTGAAGTATTGCTTGGCGAGCTGATATAAACACCGTAAGAGTTTCCTGCGGCATTTAATCTAATACCACCAGCAGGTGAATATAATTTTATAGATTCTTGATCTGTTCCTTGTGATTCAATTTCTACACCGCCAGCTCCACCCTGTAGTGAAACACCGGGAACCATGCCAGAAATACCATCGCCTCTGACAAGTGATTGTAAGGAGGATGAAATATCAACAAATGTACCTTGAGAAGCAGACGCTACCGATAAATAAGAGCCTTGTTCAGTACCATTATAAGAAACAATAACAGCATTTGTTGCACCTAAGTTTGGATGCGTAACTGAACCTGTGCCTAATGCAGCAACGCCACCAAGAGAAACTTTCTTTCCTGATGCTACTGCAATACCTTGTGATGCGGTTAGTTGGCCATTAACAGTAATAACGTCCCCTGCCGCATCACCTAGAGCAACAGCGCCGCTTAATTCAGTTGCACCGCTAACTTTTAATGAACCAAGTGTGCCAACGCTAGTTAATGAAGATGCAGTAACGCCAGAACCAAGTGCAGTTGCAGATAATACTTCCGCACCATTAACTCTATAAACCTTTGTGCTTGCAACATCAACGTCTACGTTTGATTTCCAAGCGGTAGAAGCATTGTTATATCTCCATTGAACTTCCGCAGCAGTACCTAAATCAATACCGCCACCGCTTAATACTGCTAAATCCGCACTACCTGTACCTAGATTGATGTTTTTATCGCCAATGTTTACAGTAGTCGAGTCTACAGATGTTGTTATACCACGAACAACTAAATCACCACCAACGATTACTTTACCACCGAAACTTGCAGTTGATGCGCTGGCACCTACAGTAATTGTTCCAGTTGATGTTCCGAAGATGCTCTTATTGTCACCTACGTTTGATGCTACAACATTACCACCAAGTGTAACTTGACCAGTTAGTGTAGAAGCTCCATCAACCGTCAAAGCACCATTTGCTTGGATTTCACCAGCAGAAGAAACAGTTACGCCAGAAGATCCATAACCACCGCCAACATCTAAACTGCCAACTGCGGCATTATTTGTTACGCTTAATGCGCTTGCGCTAACTGCTACAGCACTTGCGTTTAAGGCCGCACCTGTTACTGTTACGCCGCTTTGTGCTGTGACTAAACCAGCAACAGTTGCTGTACCACCTGCTTGCAAATTACCTGAACCGCTGATAGATGTTGCTGTTAATGCTTGAACTGCTGAAGTACCAGAGGAAACGGTTAAACCACCATTACCTCCAACAGTTAACGAACCGCTGGTTGCTGTTGACCCACTAATTGCAACGGTCCCTCCAGCAGTTGTTGTTTTTATTGTTGTTACATCTTTACCTTGTAAAGTTAGTTCTCTTGTACTACCGTCAATGCGAACTTGGGCTAATTGGTTGCCCGTACCTTGTAATAACACTGCTCTTTGTGAGGTTATAGATAATTCACCGTTTTGACCTGTGGCTACGGCTGCGTAGTCTCCACCAGCATCAACACCAACAGAAACATATGCAGTGCCTTGTCCATAGGCATCAGTTAAAGTACTACCAGTGTAAGTTGAGTTATCAGTGTCTTTAGCTAATAAATTTCTGCCTGCAACCTTAATAGAACCAGCAGTATCTAAAGTAACACTTCCTGTAGCAACCAAACCAGATTGAGCAGTTAAAACACCATTACCGCCTACGGTTAAAGAACCACTAGTATTTGTAGAACCTGAAATTACTAAATTTGTTAAAATCTTTAATGGATTTGCCATTAATTTACTTCTCCCGGTCAAAGACCTATAAAAAATATTTCTTTATTAAATAGTTTAAATTTAATGTTTTAACCTATAATCGTAACAACATGAGAATTTTCGCTTATCGTAAAACCAGTATCTATAGAAATAGTATTTAAATCTATAAAACTTATACCAACTTCTACCTTGTCAAAATCTCCAAAATTTTCTCTAACTGAAACATACATATCTCTTGTATTTAAATTGTGAACTATTGGATATACAACATCTACACCATTACCTATGAAAAACGTTTTTTTAATTGCAGTTACTGTTTCGCCAGCTAATGCATTTTCAGCCGGTTGACGTTTTCTAGGCTCAGTTTTTCTAGTTTCAATAATTATATTTTCTTTTGGTAATTTAATTGAAACCGCATTTTCTTCTACTTTTACTCTTTCACTATCTTGCGTCTTTCCATCACCTATCAAATAGCCAGTTACTTTTACAGTTAATTTCGTTATATATTGTCTTTCTTCTGTTTCTAACTCAGATGCATTTTCTTCTGTCTCAAAACTTTCACCCATGAATGCTTCAAACCTAAAATCATCATATTTTACTAAGAAATGTTTTGTAGATCTTGAAAAAGCTATAAATGGATGTAAAATATCATTCATTTGTTGCAAATAATTTGTTTTTATGGAAATAGTATAATCAACATTTATATAAGTTGGTATTCTTATAGATTTTGTTTGATAAACTACTTGCGGAGTCTTTGTTAACGCATAATTTAATTTTTTTGTAGCTTTATACGCCGAATTATTAGCATATTTTGATGTTTTTTCTTGATTTATGACTTGAGAAAAACTAATTCTATCAAAACCTCTTAAATTTGCTTGAAAAGCACCTTTTACACTAGACGGATCTTTTGTTATCGCTCCTCTTTCTACAGAAATAAATGGGGTGATAAGCGTTCCATCTTTATCGCGTAAATCTTTATAGTTTTTTATTTGAAATGCTCTTTCAGCAGACGCCCAAATAACAGGAATTTTTCTAAAACCATCATTTGTTATAGCTTTTACATCTATTGTTTTATCAACCCAGTTAAAAAGAGCAAAATCTATTGTTTCAAGAGTACATGGCTTGATATTATCAATAAATTTTTCTTCTGGCGTGTTACTTTGCATTGAATACTCCTTCGCGTGCCTTCACGCACTCTGCCATAATTTCAAATTTATGATCTGTTTGACCAAATAACTGTTTTGGTTCATTTAATGTAACAATTTCATAATAAGAATCGCCATATCTAACAAAGTCACCTTCTCTAACAAACAAATTTTGATCTTCCGTTAATCTTCTCTTATGAAAATGTATTTTTATTGATGGTCTTTTATCAATGCCAAACTTATTTGTCACAGTTTTTATACCTTCCCATTCAATTAAAACATTTACTTTTATAGGAGAAAGAAATGTTTTTTGGTATGATTCACCATACAAAGGATGATAATTTGTTGTTTCTAAATCTATTGGATAATAGACAATGACTTGTCCTATTACTCTTTCTATTAATTCATCGTTTATCTGTTTAACAAAATCACGCTCCTTTTTACCAGTAAATAATGGCGGTGGTGGAGCGTCAATTTGTTCTACTATGTCTTCTTTTTTTCTTCTTGGCATGTTATGTTATCCAACGAATATTAATGTAGGTATAAATGTTTGTGCTTTTGTAGCATCTTCTAGCATTTTTGCATTTTCTTCGCCAAGTTTGGAATAAACCATCTCAGCTAATGTTGTTTTCAATTCTTCTCTTAAATCTTTTTGCTCTTCTTTACCTTCTGTGATAAGTTTATCGCCATTTAATTGAACTGTCTCGCCGGGGATTGGAATACTGCCAAATTTGCTACGCACTTGTCCTAACATCTCTTTAGCTAGTGCTAATGCATATCTACGAATCCACTGCTTACCAATGCTATTGATTTTATCGTATGGTATATTTTGAAATGGTATTGAATTCATATTATTGATACCATCAATGCCAGATTTAACTCTTGATGTTTCTTGCCAAGCATCAGATGAAATAACAAACTCAATATACATTTCGTTCGGACTCATAGTATTTGGGGTTGGGAATATTCTCAAAAAATTATCCCTTATTTGGTATGAATAGTCAGATACTCTTGTCTTAATAGCATCTTCATAAGCCATAGCCTGTAACTTATTTTGCCACGTTGGAATAATTTCAAATGTACTGTCGTCTGCATATTGACCGTATGTACTTAAGTTACCAACAACGTTAAGACCACCGAAATAACCGTAGAAATTCCAAGATGCACCGGGAGTTTTATAAAATACTTTTTTAATTAAAATTCTTTTATCTTGAATTTTAGTATAAAAATCTTTATCAGAATTTAGCGATGAACTATAAATAATTGTTTGTAGATCATAATCCTGAACATCTGTTTGCGGAACAAAAGAAGCTGAATATATTGGTTGTGTACCGCCAAGCCCTATCTCAGTCGAAACAGCATTTGACAAACTTTTTAGATATGAGAAAGTAAATCTTGGAAACTTTAAGCTTAAATGTACATTTCCGCTTATTTCTGATCCTGTTAATTGACCTCTAGAATCAAAAGTACCAGTTGTTTGACCAAGTATGAAAGGCAAAACATTTTTACTTTGATGTGTATTAACTATATAAGAATATTCTAAAACAGCTTCTTCATATGCTGAATAAACTTGATTCTCTGTTATTTCTAGATCAAGAACATCACCACCTAATTTCTTATAAACATAACTAACTTGTTCTATTGCTCCTTGCTTAAATGCATTTATTTGATCTGTTGACCAATAATTTGCAGATAGGTATACTCCAAAAGGCAATGAAGAGGAAACAACATTTGCCAAAGTACCAGTAACTGGTAAGATAACTTTGCTAGTTTGCGAAGTTGGTGTTAAAATAGGTAATGACATTTATTTATCCTCTTAAATAATAATTTCTCATTCTTGCTTTATGCTCTTTGACATTTAAGTACTTTTCTGTTTGAGCTTTTAGTACTTCATGAAACTCTTTTTCAAATTTTTCTTTTGGCTTAAAAAAGAATCTAGAAAGACGAGCAGCTTCTAACACTTTTTCTATATCTTCATTAGAAAAATTTCCATCTTTTGGAAGAACACAATCTAACTCTAAAACAAAACTAAGTTGATTATGCAACCCATTATAAATGGGTGGTCTAATATTAAAAGCTAGCTTACTAAGATCAAAATTAGCTCCAATGATTTCTATAATTGCTTTTCGTGATAATTCTTGTAAAACACCAGCCTGAGTTTTAAGCTGATTAACGACTGTTTTATCTAAAAATATCCCTCTAATCTGTTGTTTCATTTCGTGTAAAATAGAATCTTCTTCCTCTTCGGTTTTTAAATCTATTGTTTTAGCTATTGTATTTACTTCTGCCATGCCGGTAATACCAGACAATCTTATAAACTCTTTTAAAAAATTACCAGCATTTAATAATTTTTCACTGACTCTTGCATCGTCAGTTTCATCATAATCTAAATTACCAATTTCTACTTTTACTTCTAAAAAGTTTTCTATAATCTCTCCTGTTGGTGTATCAGAATAAGAGCCACCGACTAATATAAAATCAGTTAAATTTGTTGTTGAGCTTGTTATTTTATTTATTTCTGATGCTTGTACTGTTTTTGCCCAACTTTTAAGACCATCTAAAAATGCAATAGAAGGGCTATTGCCATATATTTCTACTTCCGGTACAAGTAATTCTGCTTTTGTTGGCTTATGCAAATATCTTCTTAAACGGATTCTTTGCATTGGTGTAGTTCCTTGAACTTCTGGTCTTTCAAGGTCTTTAAAAAATTCTCTATCTTGTAATTTTTCTTTTTTATCTTCAATAGTTTTTCTTGGAATCAAAAATGAAACAGCACCATTATTTTTTGATTCTTGTACAGCACAATCAAAATATTGACCTTCCATTTGTTTTTCTTTTCCACGCATAACTACATTTCCACCAGCATCTTTTTTTGGTCTTGGAGGGCTATGACAGGATTGGATACCGGGGAAGTCTGACATTCTTATCAAATCAACTGGAGATCTTGATATGACCATAACATAATCGCCAGTTAACTCACTTATAACACTTAATGTATTTATTAATGCATCCATAGGTTTTTTAGCTGTTTCATACATTTTTTTATTGAAAGCACTTGTTGCATTTTTATATTTTGCTATTTCAACATCAATTTCTGGCATTGATCTTCTCAAAATAAACATAACCATTTCTTCTGGGTCTTTTAAGTATTTTTCAAATTGTGTATTAACTACTGGAAATATTTTTTTGATATCTCTCTCATAATCTGAATAAGAATTCTCACCAGATCTTATTGATTCAACTGCTTTTGCTAATATATTTTGCAAATCTCTAATTTTTATTTTTTCTATTTTTTGTATTTTTTCACCCTGTTTTGGACCTTTTGGTATGACATAATCATATATTTTTATAATTGAACCAGTTTCTAAATTAAGACCATAAATATATCTATTTTCTGGTTCATCAATAGAGAATTTATCTATTATTGTTATTAATGTTTGTAAGAAATGCTTTGTGTATGCTTGTTCTACTGGATTTTCTATAGATTTAGATATCTGTTCTTTGCTTGTTATTTTACCAGAGTCAGCAATAATTCTTTGTTTATCACCAAATATATTTGGAAATTGATTACCTGATTTAATAAAATCAATTTGTGATAATTCTTTTTCTTTTATTTCAAATAATTTATCTGTTTTTAACTTAATTTTTAACATACACAAAAATCCTCTAGTGTTATAGATTAATTAGTTTATTTTATCATATATCGTCAATAATAATAAAAAACCCCACCTCTTTTGGAGGTGGGGCAGCTTTTCAGCTTTTAATTTTTAGTTTAGCCTTCTAGATCGCGGACAACAACTAGACCGTACATGTCTGGTCTAACCATCGCTTTGCCGTAACGAGTCATAACGGCTTTGCGTGGTACGAAGGTGTCTGGATCAAAGATGGTTGGTGTAGTTTGTAGTGGAACATAAGGAGCATAAACATAACCGCTCTCTAGGAATGAACCACCCTTGCGACCAACTAGGATTACATTGCGTAGGAAGTATGGATCTACGATGATATCCCATTTCTTTGATAGTTCACCGACTTTAACTGCACCAACTGAGCCTTTTTCAGCTTCGTGAGTTACTGAAGCGCGGAAACCAGCAGTGAATTCAAGGATGTTTGCAACTTCTGGACCACAGACTAGGAAGTTTGCACCACCACGTAGTGTCTTACGGTAGATAGCAGCTGATACGTCGTTGATTGTTTCAACTAGGGTTTCATACCACATTGAAACGTTACCAGTGAAGTCAGGAGGAGCAGCATATGAAGTAGCAGTTGCAGCAGCACCCATGATATCAACGCCTGATTTACGGTTCAAGAACTTACCGGGGCGACGTGACCAGTATAGTGTACCAGCGGTTGCACCTTTAACTAGATCGTTTAGAATTTCTTGGTCAATCTCAAGACCGATTTGTTCTGATAGGATGCTGGTCAATTCAACTTCGGCGTCGAGGTTGTGATAAGCATTCAAATCTTGACCTAATTCTGGGGTCCAGCTTGCCTTCAACTTGCGTGATTGAGCAGTGATTGAGAAGCTGTCAACCTTTAGTTCTAGTTCTGGTAGATTTGCTGAACCTTCAAGGACCATGCCACCGCCAGTACCGTCACCACCTTGAAGAATGCCAAGTTGATCTTGTGCAGAGCCAACAGTGCTGATACGATCTTTGACTGGGAATTGGATGAAATAATTACCAGTTGCACCAGCTAGACCGTTTAGGGTTGTACCAGCAGTCTTTGTATATGCAGTGCCGCTTTCTGCAACTAGAACGATTTCTAGATATTTGACACCAGCGGTATCAGCAACAGCTAATTCGCCTTTACCTTCAACGATACGGGTTAAACGACGAACTAGAGCGGCCTTAGTACCACTTTGACCAACACCAGAGCTTGCGGTAACGAATACTGAATTTGCACCAGCTGAACCAGTTGCTAGAGCTAGTGAAGTCAAATCTTGAACTGCGACTAGATCCCAGTTGGTTGTAATTGCAGCAACTGATGAGGTAGCACGTAGAACGAATGCTTGTTTAGAAGTTTCTGAAAGAACGTCTGGATCGAAACGAACTAATTTACCGCGTGATTCAACATCAGCAGTGGTTGCCAAATCAATTGGTGCAGCAACTAGAGCAAAGCTATCACCGCTTACGCTACCTGAGAAGCGAGCGCGACCATAACCGCTTGCTAATGAGTAGAAACCAGCTTCAACTAATTCTGGACCTTGTGCTGATTCACGACCTTCTAGGCGAACACCACCTGTTAATTCAACACCGATACGATCACCGAAAACAGATGTTCTTGAGTTCTTAACAACGTCGCCAGCAAGACCTAATCTTTCGCCTCTTCTGAAGTCGAGGAAGAATACTAGACCTGATGGGAGTGACATTGGTTGAACTGAAACTAGATCGTTTGCAATTAAACCAGCGAATACACGGCGAACGATTGGGAACGCAACTGCTGCGAAACCTTGAACGTCACCACCAGCCATTGTATTAGCTTCTTTCAATAGTTCTTGTGCTTGGTTTTCTAGTAAGCGAGCCATAGTTGACTTTTTTTGTTCGCTTTCTAGACCTTCTAATAGACCTGATTTTTCCCATTTACCGACTAGGGCTTGGGTTTCCTTGAGTACGTTGCGTTCAACGATACCTTCGGTTAGTGTTTCCAAAATATTATTTGCCATTTTAATCTCCATATACCTTTATAGGTTAAGTTTTATTCTTTGATAATTCCTGCTAACTTTTTCATACGTTCTGAGTATGAATTTGTTTCTTGACTTGCTCTTGGACGAACCAAGAATGGGCTACTTGATCGTGAAACTGCTTCGTTTAGCGATTTTGGTGACTTAATTTCTGATTTTGCACTCTGCGCTGCACTTTGAAGTGTTTCAAAAGCGATTTTTGCCGATTCAATCGTTGATGTTTTTGAGATAGATTCGACAATTGTTTTCTTTTGTCGCTCATTCAAGGAGCTATCTTCTAAAACGCGATTGGTATATAATAATTTAGCATTTGAAAGATTCATTTCTTCAATGTGTTCTTTAAGAGAACGAAGAAGATTCTTCAATTCTAAATTTTGTTTCTTTAATCCTTCATTTAATTCTTTAGCGCTCTTAATTTCTTTGTCGCTTTCTTCAATTGCGTCTTGCAATTTTTTTAACTTTAGTTTATATTTGTCATCTTTACGACGAGCTAATTCATTAGTAACTGCATCTCTTGTTTCTTTTGTTGTTACACCGCGATGACCAGAAGCAACATTATCTGTATCTACTTCAACAGTTGTTTCTTCTTCTAATTCACCATATTGTGGTGTCATACTTACTTCTTCTTGTTCTTCGCCTTCACCTTCAAAATTAACTAAAAGTTCTTCATCGACTTCTTCTTCATTATAAAGACCAGAACCTTGTTCTACATATTCTGGACCTTCACCGAAACCAACACCAGCTTCTTCCAAATCAGATTCAGAATATTCAAACATATCTTCTTCGTCTAAAGCGGTTGGTTGTGTATAACCAATTTCTTCTTCCAAGTCATCGCTGTCACCTTCATCACCATCGGAATTTTGATCATATAACCCCTCTGCTAATGGTGCTGCTGGAGCAGCTGGTACAGGAGCGGCAGCTGGTGCAGCACCCATTGCTGGAACTGGAGTGACTGGTAGAGTAGCCATACCAGCTGATAAATCTCCAGCTGGTGCTTCTGGTTGTTCAATTTCTGGAGTTTCTTTAGAAAGTTCTGAGAAATCGATTTCAATTAATTTGTCATCATCTGACATATATGAATCAGGAGTTTTTTCTTTTAATTGTTGTTCAAGAGAAGGCTTAGAACCTTTTTTTGATTTTCCAAGATCACTTGGAACATTTTCTAGGCTGCTAGCAACATCCATTGGATCTTCTTCTGGTGCAACTTCGCTAGACATTTCTTGTTCTAAGAGTTTATCTACTGCTTCTTTAATCTGATTTGAATATTTTTCAACTAAATCTTTTTCAGCATTTTTAATAGCTGCTTGTCTAAGCGCAGTAGCATCAACAATTGCTTGTTCCAATAATGATGACATTAATTTCTCCAAATTACACTAATATTTTAATTAAATAGTGTGAAAGAAAAGTAAATGACTTATTCGGCTGTATTTTTTGTAGTATTTGTATGTTTTCTTTTCTTTTTTGGAGCCTCTATACCTTCTTTATTAAGCTCCTCATTGTATTTTTTAGAATTTCTAAGTCTATTTATTCTTTTTTGTCTTTCTTTAATTGATTTTTTTGTAAATCTTCTTGACATTGCAGAATTTTCATATAAATAATAAACTAAAGAGTCTTTATTACATTCTTTTAAGAACCTTTTAATTAAATTTTCTGTTGATTCTGCTGATGGTCTTACACCGGGGGGTAATGAAACTGATAGTAGTGCTGCTCTAGCCATGTTTATCCTTCTTTCTTGCCGCTAACGGCATTAAAAATCTTATTCCACTTACCAGCGCTTTCGCTGATCATGTCTTTTACTTTCATTTCTTTTGGAGTTTCAACTGATTTTACTTGATCTATTGGAATAGTACCTGCAAATGGATCAAAGCTTCCACCAGACATATCAAACCCAAGTTTTTTATTTCTTTCTACAACATCTTTTTTAAATACTTTATTATAATCTACTTTTTGTTTTAATTTTGGTTTTTGTTCTACTCTTTCAACAATTTTTTCTTCTTTGACAAGCTCTTGAGAGCCTGTTAAAGTTTTTAAACCTTCTTCTAAAAGAACTTCACGAATACATTCTTTAATTAGCGGTTTAATTATTTTTTTTAATTCTTGTTTATCCATATTAACCTCGTAAATTATTATTATACTACTTTATGCCAATAAATTATACCACCACTCTTGAACGGCCATATATAGCGCAACAGAACTAAACATTGTATACCATGACACGCCAGAACTCTGGCTTACAGCGTGAAACGCTTCATAACCATTTCCAGCAATAGTATGTGTCCCTACAACATCA